ACCTGCTGGCGACGGCCAAGAGGCCCGACCAGTACGGTGTTGCGCCCTCCCAGACGGGGTGGACTCCTACCTGGGAATTGGCCGCCGCCGCTGCGGAAGGCTGGCGGCTGAAGGCGGGGCGAGTGGCCGCGGATACCGCATTCGCGATGGACGGCGCACGATACGACCGGGACCAGCTCACGCAGCACATGCGCGGCATGGTGGACACCTACCAGGCTCGCATCAGTCGCCGCTCGGGTGGTCCCATCGAGGTCGAAGTGGACATCGACGTCGTAGGCAACATCTAGGAGGGGGGTGGGGCAGGTGAGCGACGAGGACACCCGAGCCGCCTATCTCGCATCCCTTGCGGCCCATGAAGCCGCGGCGCGGAGTGCGAACGCAGAGATGGCAGGCAGCGTACGCGCGATGCGTGCGCTCGATGAGCGATGGGAGCCGGTCAGCAAGTGGCTGTCGGAACGCACGCAGAGATAGCCGCGTCGTACCTGGAGGACGAGTGCGTGGTCCGGGACCCCACGACCGTGAGCGACGGTGCGGGAGGACGGACGACGACCTACGCCGACGGCGCGACGGTGCCCTGCCACTTCGGCCCCCTATCCGAGGCCGAGCAGTCGGTCTACGCCGAGAGGGTGGGGGACCGAGCGACCTACCGCGTCTCCCTCCCGGTGGATACGACCGTGACGGACCGCCACCGCCTCACCGCGGAGAGCCGGACCCTCGACGTCCTGTCCGTCTCGAATCCCCCCGGTGCCTCGCTGACGAAGGTAACGGTCGTGGAGGTGGAGGATGGCGCGTAGAGCCGCATACTCGATACGGGTGGAGACGATCCACGACGACCTCCCTAAGATGTCAGTGCAGGTCCGCGTCCTCACCTCCCAGGTCATTCGCAAGGCCGCCTTCGACATCGAGGCCATCGCCAAGCAGCGCTCGCGGGTGGATACGGGAGCGATGAGGAGTGGCTGGCAAGCCACGTCCATCTCCGACCTGGTGTGGGACGTGATCAACCCGCTGGAGCACGCCATCTACAACGAATTCGGCACACGGGGCATGGCCGCGCAACCGATGGCCCGCCCCGCGGCGGTGGAAGTGTTCCCGCAGTTGGTCGCGGGACTCCGCAAGGCCTACGAGACGGGGCTGGGACGTGGCTGAGACAGTCCTCACAGATACGTGGCTCTACGAGACGCTGACCGGAGACGCGACACTCGTCGGTCTACTGTCCGACGGGGTGGACGGAGTGGTGGCGGACGAGGCGGAGGACGACACGACGGACCCGTTCGTGATTTTCCAGCTCCTCGACTCAGCGGACGTCTACGCTATCGGCTCCGTCCGTGTGCTGACGGATGCCACCTACGCTGTGAAGGCGGTAGACGAGGTGGGGTCGTATGTGTCCCTCGGTCCGATAGCCGACCGAATCGACGCCCTCCTCCACGACAAGACGGAGGTGGTCACGGGCGGCCTCATATGCGCGACGAGGCGCGAGCGCCCCATCCGCTACCCGGAGACGACGCACGGTAAGACCTACCGGCACCTGGGCGGCTTGTACCGCATCCAGGTCAGAGAGGAGGCGTGATGCCTGAGAAATCTGCACTGTCACAGGTGGTCCAACTGGGAGTCGAGGAGACCCCCGGTACTGCGGTACCGGCCACCAAGAAACTCTCGTCCGTGTCCATCGCCCCGAGCGTGGACGCGAGTGTGGAGACGTTCCGCCCGCAGGGCTCCAAGTGGCCGACGCTGGCGGTTCCCAACAAAGAGATGGTCACGGCGAGCATCGAGGGACAGCCGACGTACGATGAGCTCCAGTACCTCCTGTCGTCCGTCCTGACGGCGGCGGCGGTCACGAAGCCGGTGGAGCTTGAAGACGCCCAATTGTGGACGTTCGCCCCCGACTCCGATGCCCCCGACTCCCCCGTGACCTTCACGGTCGAGCACGGCGACTCGGTGGATGACTTTGAATTCGGCTACGGGCTGGTCAACGAGTTCACTTTGGACGTGTCGCGCGACGACGTGTCCGTCGGCGGCTCGATGTTCGGCCAGCGCCTAGACACCGCGGGTGGACTGACCGCGGACGTGACGGCCCTCCCCCTCGTCCCCATCCTGCCGGGGCAGTTCTCCATGTACATCGATGACACCTGGGCCGGCCTCGGGACCACGAAAGTACTGCGCCAGTTCGAGTTTGGTCTGTCACTCTCCGATCGCTACGGGCAGGTATGGCCCATCGACTCCGCTCAGACGTCCTACGCGGCGCACGTCGAGTCTGAGCCGTCCGGCGAGGTCACGCTGAAGATGGCCGCCGACTCGACAGGTCTGGATTTCCTCGCGACCATGCGGCAGGGTGACACCAAATACATCCGCCTCGAGGCCGTGGGTACGACCATCTCCGGGACCGTGACGTCGTATCGCCTGACGGTGGACACCGCCGTGAAGGTGACGGACGTCGGCGACTTCTCGGACGAGGATGGTCTGTACATGCTGGAGTACACCTTCGGCGTCGTCCACGACGTGACCGCCGGCGCCGCCCTCCACGTGGAGCTCGTCAACACGCAGGCGGCACTCTAGGAGAGGAGACGACGACGATGGCCAAGCACTCCGACGTGGCGGGCCTGTCCGGGGCGCTGAAGCTCTGGCACGGGAAGGATTGCACCCGCGCGACCTTCCGCGGCCACCCCGAGGCCGTGGCTGTGGCCGAGGATGCCCGCGAGCTGGGCTACCCGGCGACGGTCGAGCGTGGCACCCTGTGGGTGGTGACACTCGGCCTCGAAGAGGTCGAGCTGGAGTCAGACGACTCCGAGGACTGAGAGACGACGGAGAGGAGCACGTGCATGACCATCCAAGCGTCAAAGATGGACGAGGCCCGGACCACCATCGAGGTCGAGTGGTTCGGGGAGGTAGCCGAGGTCGAGATTCGCCCCGGTAAGCTCAACCGCGACCTTATCGGGATGATGGACTCGAACCCGGGCTGGGAAGGGCTGGCCGAGCAGGTGAAGGCACTCGTCGTCCGCTGGGAGCTGGTGGACGACGAGGCCGAGGAGCTGCCGGTGAACGACGAGACTATCGCGACGCTCCCATTCGGCTTCATCCGTGCCTTGGTGTTCGGTGCGATCGAGTCCGTGAGCGCCGAGGGAAAGCCCTCCAGCGGTACCTCATAAGCGGCGGATTCACGGGGGCGGCCCCGCCCTGGTATCGGACCATGAGGGCGGCCCGGTACCTGAGGGTGTCGCCCTGGGAGCTGTACGAGGCACCGCTGGTCTGGGAGCTGAGGGCACTAGCCGTGGAGGAGGCGGAGACGGTAGCCCGCGAGAAGCGGTCAGAGCGTGAGGCGGCGAAAACGAGAAGTGGTCGGGGAAGGAGGTAGGGCGTGGCGATCACGGCGGCACATCTAAGGGTCCGGGTAGACGGAGATTCGTCCGGGGCGCAGACCGCCCTATCGGGGGCCGAGTCGTCCGTCGACTCCCTGACCAGCAAGGTACAGCGAGGGTCGCAGATGTTCGGCGCGGCCCTCGCCGCGGGGCTGGGCGCGTCCGCGGTGGCGGGCCTGTCCTTCGAGCAGGCGATGGGCGCGTCCACGTCCATCATGGACGTGACGACCGAGCAGGCCGCGGAGATGGCGACCGTCGCCCGCGAGATGGGCCGGACGACGCAGTTCTCGGCGAAGGACGCCGCCGACGCCTACTACTACCTCGCGTCCGCGGGTCTGGACGCCGGGCAGTCCATGGCCGCGATGAAGCCCATGGCGGACTTCGCCACAGCCGGCCAGTTCGACATGGCGCTGGCCACCGACCTCCTGACGGACGCACAATCCGCCATGGGCCTCACCGTGGACGACGCCGCGGGCAACATGGAGGGCATGACCCGCGTCTCCGACGTGTTCGTGAAGGCCAACACGCTGGCCAACGCGTCGGTACAGGAGTTCAGCGAGGCCATGACGACCAAGGCCGGCGCCGCCCTGAGGGGAGTCGGTAAGGAAGTCGAGGAGGGCACGGCGGTCCTCGCCGTGTTCGCGGACCAGGGCATCAAGGGCGCCCGCGCGGGCGAGCAGCTCCACATAGTGACGAGAGACCTGCAGACCGCCGCCATGGACAACGCTGGCGCCTTCGAGGCCGCGGGAGTGGCCGTGTACGACTCCTCCGGCGAGATGCGAAATTACGCCGACATCGTGGGCGACCTGGAGGGGCACATGGGCGGCATGTCCGACGCCCAAAGAAAGGCCGCATTCGCCACACTCGGATTCACGGACGAATCGCAGGGTGCGCTTCTCGCCCTCATGGGCACGTCCGGGGCCATCCGAGAGTACGAGGGCGAGCTGCGCAACGCGGGGGGCACGACCTCGGAGGTGGCCGATAAGCAGATGGCCAACATGCTCGACCAACTCAAACTCGTCTGGTCTGCGATCGTGGACGTCGGCCTGTCCCTGTACGACAAGCTCATACGCCCCATCATGTCGGCGCTGGTGCCCGCGCTCCAGGCCGGTGCCGAGCAGCTTGGCCCGTTCATCGCTGGGCTGCAGACCATGGACCCGGCGGTGCTGGCCGGGATAGGTGGGGCGATCGCCGCCGTGCTCGTCCCGGCCCTGCTCGGGATGGCGTCTGCGGCCTGGGCGGTGATGGCCCCACTCCTACCCTTCATCGCGATCGGCGCGGCCCTTGGCGTGGCCATCAACTACCTCGTACAGAGGATGGGCGGATGGGGTGCGGCGTGGGAGGCGCTGAAGGCCGCCGCCGCCCCTGTCGTGGATTGGGTCAAGACGGCGATGGACGACGCCCGTGCCGCCGTCGCATCCTTCCTCGACGGCATCAAGGGAGCGGGCGACCCCGACGCCCTGGCCGGTCCCTTCCGGGCGGTCTACGATGCCGGGGCATCCCTGGCCGAGGTGTTCGGTACGGTGACGGACGGCGCTGGCCGCCTGTGGGAGAACATGGACCCGCTGAGGCAGGCGTTCGCGGACAGCGCGGGTGTGCTGATGGACTCCATGAGTCCGGCCCTCGACGCGATAAAAAGCGCCTTCGCCGCCATCTGGCCGGTGATCAAGGTCGTGGCCACGATCGTCGGCGCGGTCCTGGCCACGGCCCTCGGCATAGTGGTGGGCGTGATAAACGGCGTGATACAGGCCATCGGTCCGCTCCTCCGGGCCATCGGTGGCATCGCGGAGGTCGTGGCGAGCGTGTTCAGCCTGGTGGTCGGGATCTTCACGGGCGACGGCGAGAGGATCAAGGTCGCCCTCAGCGGCATCTGGAACGGCATCGTGAACGTGTTCGGCGGACTGTGGGGCGCCGTGAAGGGCTTCCTCGGTGGGTTCATCAGCGGCGTGGTGGACTTCTTCACCGGCCTGTACCAGACGCTCGTCGGCGGCTCCATCATCCCGGACCTGGTGACCGATGTAGTCGCCTGGTTCGCGGGCCTGCCCGGGAAGGTGATGGGCTTCGTGTCCGACCTGGTGACGAGAGCCGTGGCGAAGGCGCTGGAGATGAGGGACCGCTTCGTGGCGAAGGTGTCCGAGCTGGTCGGTACCGCCGTGTCCTGGGTGTCCGGCCTGCCCGGGAAGGCGGTCGCGGCCCTCGCCGGGATAGCCTCGTCACTGGCGTCCAAGGGCCGCGCGCTGATAACGGGGCTGTGGGATGGCGCGAAGGCGGTCTGGTCCGATGTGGACACATGGTCGCGGGGCCTGGCGGAGAAGGTGCTGTCCGCCATAGGCGACTGGTCCTCGAAGTTGTACTCCGTCGGCTCCGATCTCATAGGCGGACTGGTCGACGGCGTGGCCGGCGCGGCCGGAGACGTGATGGACGCGGTGGGAAGCGTGGTGGGGGGCGCCGTGGACTTCGCCAAGAACATCCTCGGCGAATCCTCCCCGTCTCGCGTGTTCGCGGACATCGGCGAGAACATGGGCCGGGGTCTGGTCAATGGCATCGAGGACATGGGCCGCCCTGTGGCGCGTGCGGTGGACGGGATGATACCGACGCCCCACGCCCCGGCCACAGCGTCCGGTAGCGGAGGACGACGGCCGTTCCGCGACGGCGCGGGTGCGGCTGGCGCGACCTTCTACGGTGCCCGCATCACGGTCGTGGTGCCCGATGGGCGGCTCGCCACGCTCGAGCGGGAGCTAGGGTCGAGGGTCCAGCAGGGCCGCAGGAAGGGCCGACTCAGGGCGGTGACAGAGTGGGACTGACGATATCGGTCATAGGCGAGACGGCATGGGCGCTCACAGGTATCTTCACGGTCGACTACGACGACTCGTCCTGGGACGACCTGTCCCCGACGTCGCTGTACGCCGAGTATCTGGACGACGGGGGCGACCCGCTGGAGTGGAAGCGCGGCGCCCGGCACGAGAACCGGGAGCACGTCATGGCCATCCATGTGATGGGCGACGGCGAGATGTCGGTGTTCGACGGCCTGCGGATACTGGACGGCCTGATGGCGCCCGACTCCTGGCTCCAGGTACGGACGCACACGACGACCCGCAAGAGCCGCATCGTCTCCGTGCGACGTGCCGAGCCGGTCCTGCGTGAGCAGGAGGACTATGCCTGCGTGGCCTACACCCTCACCTGCGAGCCGTACTGGAGACGCCCATCGCAGACGGCCGTCGTGGACTTCACTGCGGACGTGGTGCCGGTGTCGGTGACGTTGCCGACGATAGCGGGCTCCGAGCCCGCGTTGGCGACGTGGCGGGTGGCATACGAGGAGCGGACGACCATGCGGGCCTACGGCCTGCGCCCGCACGTGCCCGACACGTACGCCCCCACCGAGGAGCAGACGACCTTGTCGGGCGACCCGGCCGCGAAGGACGGCGACTACGCCTCGCTCGCGACCGACTCCGAGTGGGACGACATAGGGGTGTCGGACCTGCACGGCCTGGAGGAGCTGGGCCGCGACGTCCTCCTCCTCGCCCGCGTCAAGAATCTAGGAGTGAGCGCGGGAGACGTGATGTTCCGTGCCGCCTCGAAGGTGGCGGCCTCGGCCATGACGGGGACGAAGGCGACCTACGGCCGGGGCGTGGCGTCCTCGATCGCCGGGGACGCCGAGGGATACGAGGTGCTGGCCCTCGGGCCGGTCCCGGTGCCCGGAGCCGGTGTGCCGCACGTGGCCACGGGTGGCGGCTACGGCGTCCAGGTCACGCACCTGTCGCAGACGGCCGAGAACGCGATCGCGCCGATAGACGTGTCGGACGCGGCCAGGATGGGGGCCATCTACGAACTCGAACAGGACATACTGATAGAGGAGATAGATGTCAAGTTGACGTCAGTCGTCACGGCCGGCTGGGCATGCGACGTCGCGATATACGCCTACGACGAGGCCACAAACACGCTGGGGGAGCTCTTGGCTGCGGGCCAGTATCTCAAGC